CGTTATGGAGCAGACATTTGCACCTTGAGTTAATACTATTGTACTCACCGTGACAGCTCCTTTTTAACTGTAGGTATTATCGCATCTCTTACAAATTGCTTAGTTCCAATTACTGTTCCTATTGTCACATTTACGCTGGCACTACGATTATAAGAAGTGCCTCTGTCTATGGTCTGTTGGATAATTTGATTTCCACCAGCACTATTAACCTCATCGGCACTAAATATCCTTTCCCCTGGACTTACTTTAGCTAACATTGTATCTGAGGTGCTATTGCCTCGAACTGTATCTTTACTACCTGCTCGAAAGTTCATAGCCGCTAATTGAGCTACAAAGCTGGCTGCATAAGCACTGTAAGCAATGCCTGCCGCAAATCTACTAATAAGACCCCCTTTTGTATCCGCCATAACCCCAATAATACCGCGAGTCATATCAGCTCCTGCACGAATAATATCAATAGCTAACTGCTTCCGCTCAAAGGCTTTACGCTCATTCTCTGCTTTTTTGTCCAGTTCACTCTGTTTTTCATAAAATTTTTGCTCAATCATAGCTTTCTGAAAAGCACTATCACCAGCGAAGGCAATGGCTACATCGTGCTGACGTTCAATAGCAAGACGCTCTGCGTCAATACGTTCTAAGGTTGCATTAAGCATACGTTCATTCATGTTAATATAAATATCAGCCATGCTCTCTGCTATAGTAGCATAAGATTTCTTTTCAAGTTCCCAAGAACGTAATTTCTTCTTTTCAGCTTTTTTAGTCTCGGCATCGCGAGTCTCTGCCAATTTCTTAAACCAACTATCCCAATCTTTTTGGTTCTGCATTGGAAGGTCTACATTTACTAATTTAAGAATAGAGTCTCTTGCATCAGTAGCATCAGCTAAATTAGCTTTAGCTAAATCTGAAAAGAAATCCTTAGTCCAAGCTCCTCCAGTATCGCCAAGTTCAGAACCAAAGGGCTTTTTATTCCCACCTCCACCGGTCTTCTTTCCGGGCGCGGTGGAAGATGTAGTACTATTTAAAACCCTTAGATTATGAATAATCTTATCTAACTCTTCACGGGTGTCAACCATAGATTTAGCAGCGTTACCCCACTTTTTACCGTACTCATCTAAAGCTGTATTTAACTGATTTTGATGTTTGTTGATTAATACGTCAGCTTGTCGAATAGCTTGTGAATTACCTTTAGAGTACAATCCTTGTGCAATAGTTTGTGCTCTTGCAAATTTATCATATTCAGCCTCAAGATTAGTTAGTGCAGTAAGGTGTTCTTCACTACTAAAGTTTTGTGCACCAAAAGCATTGGCTTTAGAAAGTTTTTCATAATGTTCGATAATTTTTTGAATAGCTAATTCTGTACCTACTGCTGCAAGCATAACAAAATTCATTGCACCAGCAAGATCATTAAAACTTGTGGTCCATTTAGTAAAATCAATACTTCCAAAAGCCATATTCATTTTATGGATTCTATTGATATACTTAATAGCCAAAGCGGCACCTATTGCAACAGAAAGGGCTTTCCAGTTAATAATAGCTGTTTTAAGTGCAAAACTCAAAGTATTAGATAATACTGTAGCGAGTTCAAGAGCTTTATCAGCTATTGCTTTTAATTCGTCTTTGTGGTCCTTAATATACCCATTAACTTCAAGCAAACCAGATTTCATATTTTCTAAGAATGTCTTTGTATTATCAGTCAGGTTCTCATTTAAGGTAATACCAATTAGTTGGAAAGTATTTAACAATTCTTTCCATTGCATAACCGCTGTGTTCCTTATTTTATCAGCAACACTCTTCGCAGTTTCTCCAGCTTCTGTTAATTTCTTTGTTAATTCCTCGACTCTCTCTGCATTTTTACCTACAGCAAGAGCACCAGATAATGCTCTAAGATCGAATTGCTTAAGCATATCGGCAGTAGATAGTCCTGCATCATTCAACCTCTGCATGATTTGAGTCAGCGACATATTTTGAACATCCATGTCTTTAATAGCAGTCGTTACTTCCTTTGTGGGTTTAAGCAACTTAAGCATCATATTTTTAAGCGAAGTGCCACCGAGTGAACCTTTGATACTTTGGTCACTTAACAAACCAAGAATAGCTGAAGTTTCTTCTAAACTAATTCCCACAGAATGAGCAACAGGAGCCACATAACGCATGGCATCAATATACTCTTCAAGGTTAAGTGATGTGGCATTAAGGGCAGTAGTCATTACATTGACGACGTGTTCTGTATCCTCAATAGGCTTTTGAAAAGCCTTCATGATATTCGCAGTATTTACAGTAGACCAAGCAAGGTCTTCTTGTGCAGCAGTAGCCATATTAGAAGTATGCTCTATCATCTGCATTGCCTGAGTAGGCTCATAGCCCATTTTAACTAATTCAAGCATGGCGTTGCTAAGGTTTACTGCGCTATGCTCAGTCTCTGTTGACAGATTCTTAGCCTTCTCTCTAATAGAATCTAAGGCAGCGCCTGGGCCAACGCCACCTATAGATGAAATACGAGCAATCGCGAGTTCAAACTGATTAGCATTTTTTATGGCATCAATCAACCCACGATTAAGCATAGAGAGGCCACGTAACATGGCTGCCGATGCAAAGACCTTACCAAGTACGTCTCCTAACGGAGCAACTTCACCCTTAGCTATTTTAGCATTCTTTCCAAGCTGAACAATTCGGGGATTACCCTTATCATCAACTTCAATTTTTACCATTATTGCGCCGCCAGCCATATTATTTTCCCCTCCTTCGACTTACTATAATCTTTTGGTTCATTCTACCCAAACAGTAAGAAATGGCTTCCCAAAACTCAGAATGTCCCCATTCAAATACATATGGACAACTTTGAATGAAATCCCCGAGCGAGCTAACAGTAGCAAGACCGCACGAGTCCACGGAACTCGTGCCAATAATGATTTCAAATATTTTCCAAAATTCTCCATACTCAATTACTAAACTCCGTAGGTTGATTGACTGATCAGGCACCCAGGGACATTCTTTACAATTACTCTGGCACAATTCACATTTGGAAGGGTGCCATTTCCAATCTATTGTGGCGTCGCACCAGAGTTCGAGTTTTTTGAGTTGCCAAGTCCAAGGAAGGAATCTTGTATTCTTGTATACATTCCTTCACAACTGATGATAAATTCAAAAGCCGCTTTTTGATTGTCTTCATTGGAGCAATCAATATCACGTCCAGTAGTTTCATCAATGATGCCCCTTACAGCTTTGAGACTTTTCCTCATACGGTAGACAGAAAGACTCATGAGTTTTAACCTGTCTTCTTCTGTCATCTTTACCCCTTCGGTTAAACCTTGAAGCCTCTTTCGAGTTTCGGCGATGTCAACATCTTCTTGACACACCCACTCGAAATCGGCTTCAAAGCGATCACCGTCCTTCTCGTAGACAAAGGTACGTTTTCTTACTGGGTTAATTGAAAAAGGCATGACGTCCTCCTCTAAAGGTGTACTTAACTAAACATTGTATTAGAGCTTACTAAGTCCCTTACTCTCATTATCAACGGACTCTTCTGAATAAATGTAATACCATATAAATAGGTACTCCAGCTATTTGTTGAAGAGTATCCCATAACAAGATTAAGGTTTTCTTTTGCCACATCACTGTCATCGGGTCCTGCTTCAGGTAACTTAGCTTGGTGGAAAAGAAACTCTGTTCGATAGTATCCATACTCTGCTGAAATACGACCGACAAGAGTCGTCCAAGCATCTCTGTACCCTTGCCATGTTTCCGCTGAATATCGAGACAAGATAAGATTACAGTTAAAACCATATTTACCTTCAAAGACAGGCTCTGTAAGATACAGACCACTATTTGTATCCTGTTCCATCTTTAAAGGTATTTCTACTCCCAAGTCAATGTCAGTCACACCCAAAGCAGTAAGAGTTGACTCATCCGGGCCAAGCTCAACTCTCATTTGATGATGAGCAAAGACATTGTCAAACGCCTGCAGAGTTGCAGGATAAGTCCAATCTCCACTGGAGTAGTCATCACGACCTTCATCGTAACCACAAAAGTCCATTGTCCACATAGCCATCTGAGCAGCAGAACTCTTAAGACCAAACTTCTTACACATTGCATTGCGGTATCGAAAATCATTGGTTCCCATTTTAATACCTATGGTGGCCATACGATTTTTCTTATCTCCTGAGGTGTAACCGGTAATTTGTTCCGCAGTGCGAAAAGCAGTAAAATGCCTTTCATGTGCATCCAGTTCATAAGTATGTTCATACATAACCACACTATGAGCCGTAAACGATAAGGTCGCATCTCCTGTACCGGCTTGTTTTGTCAAATTTCCTGTGGCCAGGGTAGGTGCAGTAGAGTCGTCGCAACGGAAAACGTAGTACGTTGTAGTTCTGTTTGTTTCCTTGCGAAGGAAAGTGAAATCGTTATCATCAGTATCCCTGTACGTCGCTCCTCCTGTAGGGTCTACTGAAGGAGTTGTAAGCACAAATACACAGACTGTAACAGGAGCAAGCTCAAAGCCAAACATCCAATAATTAAATCTGTTAAGTCCGGCTGCCCTGAAGTATGTAGATACACTTTTTTCGACATACTGCGTAACCATTCGCGGGACTTCCTCAAACGCAGCTGAAGTAACACTGTTGTCTTTTTCATAACTTAATGTCTTTCCTTTTCCAAGCTCAACATAAGGAAAGGCGTCATTTGCACCCAGTGCCTCTTCAGAGCCTGTCTGGCCCCATCCAGGAGACTGAGTGGCTCCAGTAACGCCCACCTCATTTTTAAATGCTCCGGTTTGTAAAACCTTTACTGATTCAGCCATGATAGTCTCCTTATGAATTTACGACAGTGATTCTGACAGGCGAAACAAATTCCATGTTATCGTTAAGATAACTTGTACCCACTCCATTTCGACCAATCATCATAGTGATTGAAGGTTTAGTCAACTCCTCATCCCCGAGCTCGACATTAATTTTAAGCCGAGGTATCTCAATCAATACATTGGCTGTTGCACTCTTATAGATGTAAATTGCCATCTGAAGAGCAGTATCAGCATCGGCCCAGTCGGCATAATTGTCGGTATCATGGCGAGCAATTTTGAATGATCCTTCAATAGTAGGTGTTACCATGCCAAATGTTGGTGTCAAGGTTCCTGTGCCCTCATTGCAATACTGATTATCGAAGCCACAAGTAATGTCAATCGAGAAATCCTCGATATTAATTTCATCACCTCCGGCCAGTGCATCAGTATCGTCTCCAATCCTTACATACCCTGTTCCACCAGCTTCGTGGAATGTGAAAGGTGTGCCTGGTGCAGTTGGAGATGCAGGAAAGTTACCAACGGCTTCGCGAGCCTGAGCAGTAACGCTCATAATATCATAGTCCAACGCCCAAAGATTACCTGCAGAGCCAGAAAGGCGTAAACGCTTTACGTATGCGTTTGCATACTTAATTGCATTTACACTGTTGAGCCCGCAGAGTGAAAGCTTTTTTGTATTGCTGCCAAGAGTAAATACGCCTGAACTGTTTGCACCAAAAGCAGCCTCAAGAATTGCCTCACAAGAAATAGCATCAAGGTTCTGAGTAATTGAACCGCCAGTATCTCTTGCACCCTGCTGAGGCACGTTTGCAAAAGCCTGACCGAGAAAAGCTTCATCATTAATGCCAGTATATTTCTGACTTAATGTCTCAGCAGTAAAGGGCATCTCGAAAGGTGCATCCGACTCGTAAGTGCTACCAGACTGAATTTGAGCTGTAAGTCTTTTCAATACTTTTGCTGACATTTTAACCTCCGTGCGCAACGCGCGTTATAAATAGAAATCAAACGAATAGTCAAACATAAAAGAGAGAGTTTGAGGTATTAGTTCCTTCTCTATCCAGATAGTGCCAAAATCCCCAACTTGGAGGAAACCAGAAACGGTCAAAAGGCCGTCTTGCTTATCCTGATTAAACGACTCAACAAGACCTTTAACCTCATAAGCGAAGTCAGTTATTATTCCGTAATCTGTAACAGAAACAAAATCAGAGTCAGTGGCTATTTTATAATAACCAGCAGTGGCTAATCTAAGATTCCATTTCTTTCCTGTCTGGCTAATATAACCTTCATCAGGAATTTTAACAACAAGAGTTTCTAACCTTGGAAAATCAGAATCTTGTAGACCCATTATGTCTACTACTTCCCCAAAAACAACATTACTTGCTGAAGTAATATACGAGCAAGTTTTTAACTTAGTATCCAAAGCTGTTAGCATGTCTGTAAATACACTCATATTAGTGCCAACCTTGCTAAACGACTGGTGAATAAAGGACTCATATTCTTAATCACTTTTTCTGCCGACGGAGCAAAGAAAGGTCTCTTAGTTCCCCTGATCCCTGTCTCGTGTCTAAACCTCATAGCCAATTGCTGCTTAGTCACTTTACGGAAAACATTGACTTGACGTCCTGTTGTGATGTCTATACCTTTCGTTGCTCCCACTTCATTTCCGATTAAAGGATTTCCATCTTGTATGTCAGCTCTGAGAGTACCAATGTACTTCTCATATATAGTATTCTTTGCTTCACTCACTTTAACTACGCCTTTAAGGTATCTCGTTCCCATTCGAGCGCGTTGAGTCGTTACAGTCCACTCACCTTTTTCTTTAAGCATTTTAATTAAACGACCTGTACGCTCCGTCACTTGAGTAGGGCTTGATGGCTGCAATTTAGCCATCTTTCCCGGTGACATTCTTTTTCCAACTCTATTTGGAATAATGTAACTAACTGCACCTTGCTGTATCTCATTCAGTGCTTCAGATATAGCTTCAAAAGTAATCTTACGATCTTCTCGTAAAAGTTTTTTTACTTTTAGCTGAAACTTTCTCTCTTCAATCGTTATTTTACTTTTAGCCATAGTTTAATTGAGAGGTGGCGAGATATAAATCCCGCCACCTAACCCGTTAGATGTTAGTTGACGAACTGACAGTTGTCTTGGCATTGGTGAGCAGATAACCATAATCTGTATTCACTTTAATGCCACGATACTCACGCGCACGATAAATCATGCGGTTGTGCGCCGGCTCCTCATAGTCTTCCATCACGTAGTTGGAAGAATACGGAGTCCAGTTAAGCTGCTTAATCACACCTTCAGTGAAGATGTTTGTTCCCGGAGGACACAGCTTGCCAACAAAAATGTACTCATTCGACCAGAATTTTCCGATCGTGGCCGCTGCCGCGAGTTTCGAAGTATCAAAAATCGCAGAAGTCTCAATGACTTCCTTGACTCCAAAATACTCCGCCATCCAGCGCAGACGAACATCACGAGGCGCGGTCATAAGACCCGAATAGCTGGTATACTGAGTGACATTTTTGATCTCTGTGGTCAGGAAGAAATAGTCAACCAGATCATCCGAAAGAATGACCGAGAAGGCTTTCTTTCCAAAACCGCATTTGCCTCTCAGGACAAGCAGAGCCGCAGTGATATCAGCTCTCGGAGTAGCATTAGCTGCATCATCCCACTCATTCGTAATGGTCCCAGTGTTGGTGGCACCAGTAAAGGTGGTGGTATTGAGCAGAGCAGAAGCAACTCTGGACTCGCGGCCAAGGTGCAATGCCTCGTATGCACGAGCAGCAGCCTGGGCTTCTTCGTCCAAATACTTCGCATTTTCGAGCTTACTTACATTGTCAACGGGCTCTTCAAAGCCATATTCGTAACAAATGTAAGTGTCACTCGACCAGTCATACTGACCACGAGTATAAGACCCATCATTGTGACGACGAGTCTCGTACAATTTCATTTTCGCTTCACGCGGCAAAACAGGATACTCCGCCGCTTTTTCAGTCACAGGGACCGTCGGTGCAATACGTTCAGCTGTGAGGTTAAGATCCTCAAACTGAATTTCTTCAACCATGTCAATGAGGTCGTTCCTCAAGGTGACACTGGTTCCTTTTTGTGCTCCAGCCATAATTAATTCTCCTTCACCTTAAGGTGATTAAGCATCAAGTGAGTTGAAAATCATGTAATTAATAACTGTACCAGCTCCACCATTACCTGAGAGGGTAATAGTAAGAGTTTTTGCAGTACAGACAGCTTTAAGAATTGTAGCAGTCCCAGCCTGAGCCGCAATTGTAGCCATCGCTTTGTCGGTTGAAAGGATTCTACCGTCAGTAATAACTACAGATGCATCGGCATCATTTTCTGAGGTACTGCTTCCAGCGCATTTGAAAAGAAGATTGGCTCCGATTGACGATGGAAGATCTTTACGAGTAAGAACTCGTGTATTTCCGTTCACATAAGCCGAAATCTCTTCGCCGCTCACACCTTCTTCACAAGCATACGCTACGGGATACGCATCAACCCATGCAGAGCCATTGTAAATCACATACCGAGCTTCCTCAGTAATGTAACCTACATCACCTGTCGTGGGGTCAGCATACGCCCAAACCGTACCGACGTGGGTATAAGTAGCAATCTGATTAGCCGTCGCACCACCGGTAGACCATGCTCCAGCAGGAACGATATAAACAGCATCTGCGCCCGGTGAAGGTCGATCCGCCTGGGAACGATCGACAAACGTGTACGCTGATGTTTTTGCCACTCCACTGGTAGACACAAACAGAGGATCATGTGCCGCAACAGTGCCGCCAAGACGAATGAAAAAAGTCTTGTCGATCTGGTCCAGAGGATGCACTATCGTGCGATAGTCATTGGCATCACCAATACTTCTGGTAACACCAAATACAATTTCTCCAGGGCCAGCGTATGCCGGCACACCTGCAGTCAACTTCACAAACCGATTAATAAGCAACTGAGATGCCGCTGTAAGCTGAATCGGCAGAAGTTGCTCTCCTACTTGTGACCTGATACTCATAATTATTCTCCTTTTGCGTTGTTAGCGCGAAAAAGTTCAGGAAATTCTGCACGAGCTTTTTTCCATGTTTCAGCTTTTGAACCAGTATTGTGTACCTGCTTACAATACTTATAAGCCTCTTCCATGTTTTTAGGAAGCTCGACTTCTTCTTTTTTCTCCGAAGCCTGACCCGCTGCTTTGGGAGCCGCAGCATAGAATCTCTGCTGAGCAGTCGAATTCTGCTGCTTAACCATGCCAGCGAGAGCAAGAACTGCGTCCTCAACAGTTTTACCCTCAGCAATCAGTCTCTCGCCTTCAGCGAACAAACCTAACTCCAGAGAAGCCTTACGAATCTTACTCGCCCTTTCGTTTTCAGCTTTCAGATTATTAAGTTCAGTTTCAACCGCGGCAGTGTTTGCACTGGCCGCTTCTGTGGCTTCTGCAACAATAGAAGCAACCAAATCAGACCTTTCAGCCTTAAGGTCTTCCATCGTGCAGTCCTTCAGTTTTTTGTCAAACATACCCACTTCTCCTTTCAAAAAACCATAAGTGTTAGAATAAGAAATAACGTCCTGAAAAGTTTTCAACTCGTCAATAAGACCCACTTCAAGTGCCTCTCGGCCAAAATACAACCGACCCTCGGCAACTGAAGCTATCTCTTCAACTGTCCTGCCTCGATTGGCAGCCACTTCCTCTATGAAAAGGGAATAGCTGTTATCTACGATACGCTGAAACTCATTCTGAGCGTCTTCTGACAACGGCTCATGCCGATTCCCCATTGTCTTATACTTTCCAGCCTTAATGAAGGTAACTTTGACTCCTTCTCTTTCATTTCTGGCGCTCTGATCTATGTGCATCATATAAACACCAATAGAGCCTACACCAGAAGTGAGATAGCCATAAATTTTTGTTGCTGCTGAGCCCATCCAATATCCTGCGGAATACATTGAATCGTTCACAACAGCAAAAATTGGCTTATCTTTCTTAATTTCCCTCATTAAAGCAGTCACTTCACTAAGACCTTCTGCTGTTCCTCCTGGAGTATCGAAATCCATGATAATTTCTTTTACTCGACGATCCTCAGAAGCCGCAATAAGAGAATTCTCAATATTAATTGTTGTAGTCATTCCAGAGGAGCCTTCCATACCCATAGACTTCTTAAGAACAACTCCATGAATAGGAAGAACGGCTCTTTCATTAATGACAGTGTATCTGGTTTTAGTATCATAGTCATATTCCTCTTGACCGTGTATTACCTGCGCTTGCAGGGACTGACCATTAACCTTATGATCAAAAACTGACTGAAATACGTCAAGCATTCCAGAATGAACAGCCCAAGGTGTAATGGACAACTTACTCATTATAAGATTACCAATTTCCATCTTCCTTCCTCCTCTCCTTTTGATCCTCAGTACCGGTATTATCACCTGTCTCAGACGATTCCGACTCCGTCGACTCCGTCGATTCGGCGGCCACAGGATCAAAAACAATACCGTATTCGGCCTCAAGTTCTTTCTTCCTTTTCAATATCCTGGCTTGCATTTCAAGACGAGCCAGCTTATCTGCTTCTGCTTCCCTGAGAATTTCTTCATAATCTACACCTTCTTCGTCACATATGCGTTGAGGTGTTGTCGTCCCGTTCTGGAGAGCTATTTTATTAGCACGAGCTTCCTTCTCAGGATCAAGAATGTTGGAGCTGGGCCAACGAATATTAAAAGTAACATCGCTAATATCTCCTCGAACCAGCCCGAGCAAACCAGCCTCAACTAATACAGTACGAAGAATCCAAGTAATCATTTTTTCAAGATTCCAGCGCCAACGATTAATGAATTTTCTCATTTCATTGGCACCACCACGCCACGAAGAATAATTGACTTCTGTCAGATCAAGAAACAGAATAGGATAAGGTATCCTTAAGTACATGGCAATTAGTTTTTGTAACCTTACTATAAAAGCATCGACATTATCATTTGGCCTGTTCGGAGAGGCAAAATCAATTTCCTCATTTGGTTTTAAATAAAATACTTGACCAGGAAAAAGTTTTTGCACTCTACGTGTAGCATTGCCATCTTGTGGGTCTAATACATTACCATTGGCATCAGTAGTGAAACCAGAAAAAGTTCCTGCTGGATTGCTGCTTTTAATAAAAGCACTAAAACAGGCCGCAACTCTGGCGCCCACAAGAACTGCCTCAAGATAATCATCCAACAGCTTAATTGTCTGCATCGCGGGTGTAAGCAATGGATACTGCCGAGAACTTCTCGGTCGATTGTTTAAAGGCGATTTAAATAAATCAGAAATCTTCCTATCCCCGCTGATACGATCAATGCAATTATAATTGGCAAGATTATTTCCATAGCTATCCACCTTATCGTGTTTTTTCACATAATAGCCAAGAACCTTACCTTCACTATCATGCTTAACACCATGATTGACTAAAACATCTGCACTGTATTCAGAGGGCGTATCAACTCGATTCGCCTCAATCGACTCAACTACTGTTTTAACACCTTCTCTGCTATTATCAATCGGTAACGATATTAAAATATCACCATCACTGAATGAGGCTCCAGTCCATTCGTCCACTATTTGCCACAATGAACGGTTATTTATATCTGCATTTTCACAAAAATCATCAATGACTTTTTGTGCTTGCTTCTGCTGAATTCTGTTGTCCGAAACAACAGCAATCTTGTTCGGAGAACCCACAACATTAATTACACTCTGTTGCATGCCGGCAATAAGTAAATTATCTTTAATTAACTGACGGGATCGCTTACGCAACACCTGTAAACTATTTCCGTCCTTTAGGTCCCTATCAGGAGTCTGCTCCGAAAACACGTTCCAGCTCATATTGTAAGCATTGCTTTGAGCCGATTTAAAACTTGTGCCACCCATTAATACCCTCCTATTGAAGAAGGTATGTGCCCACTCGAAAAGCCACCAGACTCACTTGATGCTTTTGCCTCAAGCCATTCCTCCATTTCAATGATGTTGGGTATCTTAGTAAAAGAAGTACGCATTTCTCTGCTATTCTCACACGACGACAAAAACCATTCAGCGTACCTTCTATTAGCTAAGGCATCTTTGAAATCGGATAACATCTGTGTCCATGTCGTGAATGCCATAGTTCACCACCATTTGCCTTGTATGTTTACAAAATCTCCAGTTTGCTCTTCTGCATTCTGAACAGAGGAATCCATGCGTTTTTGAGCAGCTTTTCGCTCATCAAGACAAGGATTAAGTATAAAATCCTCTTCTTCAATTCTTGATCTGATTATTCCATGCTCTGTTGGAATATCTAAAGGTACAAATGTATGTATGTCTGCAAAACGATAATCACACTGACCAATCTTCTTCCATATTACCTTCTCTTCCCCGTTCTTTTTATTTTTTTCCCTTATTTTACGAACATTGACAAACTGAGTAAGGTAATCTGTACTAACATTGTTAGGAAGCCACCAATTTGGCGCCTCACATTTCTTTTCTGTCTCTTCAAGATACTCACTGGTGCGGACTAAATAAAGATTTAATTCTTTATTGTAACTGTATGTTGTACTCTGATTGTCTCTACCTTTGACAAGGATCAGTTTAGGAAAATTAGCTGCCACTCGATAGATTGTTTTAGTTCTATGACCACCTGTATCGATCGCAGCAACTGAAATCTTCCATTTTTCTCCATCAGAGCCCACGTAAATTCTATCCATAATATCGCGAGTCAGTATCTGCATAATATCAGCATCATCGGCCACGTCAATAGGACATAAACAAAAGAATTCATCTACAAGAGCAGTAAACTTATTGGCTCCAAAACCACGACAGACACAATAAAAACCGTTATCTTGTGTATCTATACCAATGAATAAGACCTTAACGCCTTTAGGCACATCTTTTTTATCGTAAGGCTTTGTTCTCGCTTGTAAGTTTGATACAGATGTTTTACTAATATCATCAACCCAAAACTTGCCAAGCCAGCACTGAATAAAATGACGATAGTCGTGCAACTTGTCTTTTGTTTGCAGGAATTTTTGTACAATCGCGTAATAGGTACGGAATGGAGAATCGAGTGAACTCCACCAAAACACCATTCTCGGAGTGACTTCGAAAGGGTATTCTGCATGACCATCCTCATCAACATATGTCTCCTCCCACTTACCATCCTTGTTCTGTATCAAGCGAATATACATACCTTTATTGTTATGGGATTTCTTATCATCCAGATCGGAAAATTCAGCACCACAATATTTACATACACATTTTATATCCGCTGAAGTCTGAACGACTTCTGGTTTAAATTTTACATTGGTAAAGAAATCAAGTATTTGAAATTTATGGCAAGAAGGACAAGGCACACCCCAAGCCCACACAGAAGTACCAGCAACATCAAGCTGATTATGTAATAAATCACCTTCCACCGAAGGAGACGACACAATTGCACCTTGTCCTATTCCTGCTTTAAAATAAGTAGTGAGCCGGTCTTCACCCGTTTGAATCGCGTTAGATTCGTTACCCACAGTTAATTTCATCAACCGAGCTTCGTCAATCCAAACGCGTTTCATAGGGAGGGAGGACGTTGTCCCAAGTGAACCGGCCCACCCTGGATATATTGTCATGTTATCGAGCTCAATTTCATTCTTACTCATGTCCCTGACCTTGCCTGTCATGTGATTTGCTAAGTCAGGAGATGACTTAATCATATTTATTACCTTTTCCTGCAGATTCTTTTTTCCCATATTCTCGTCAGGAAGAAGGTACAAACCAGGACCTGGGTCTTGGTCAATTGTATCTGCAACAGAAGTCTGCAAAAGAACTGTTTTGCCACTCTGAGTTGGAGCAATGGCAATAAGCCACTTAACCCGACTATCCCCTATAAGAGAAATCGGAGCGGCTAAGTAAGGTGTTAAAGACAAGTCTATCTTGTCGAGTACATTACTCTTCAACGGTAGACGTATCTTCTTCACCACTTCCAGGGCTGAGATCTTCTCCGGAATCATCAGCCAGCTCAGTTCTTCCGAGCTTATCTTCAATCCCGTCCTGTTCCCAACTGACATTTGCAGCTTCCTTTGAAAGCATTTCTATTGAATCATTATAATCGTCGGTAAGCATACCTTCAATTTCACGAGCATTAGGTTCAACTATTTCACCATTCTTAACAGCCCAACAATACTGGATCAGTTTAGGTGTAAGAGATTTAATCGAATATCTCACTTTATTTGCAACAGCTAAAAAGGTTGTCCTTACTCGTTCCTTAGCAGCATCACGAGAAATTAGTTTACCTAACCTTTGCTGATTCTTTATTCTCTCTGACTGCACCTTTTCAAATTTAAGATCAGTCTCCAGCGAAATATTGTCTGAGTTGTGTCTACGACTTTTTCTTTCCCCATTAAGAGCCTTCATAATGGCAAAAACAGGATAGTACCCATCTTCATTAGCCTCAATTGAATGCTTTTTCAAAAACGTAGTTAAATCCGGCTGAGTGAAATCAGCCAATTTAACAAAAAAAGCACGAGGTGCATATTTTTCCTCAACGTCCATTAAATTTAACTCCCCGAATATTTATAAGCATATCTGCTCACAGGAGAAGACACTAAAATAATCGCTTCAATTTCAACGGGATCAAAATCGACATAATAATCTGCCATCATATAATCTAAAATTACAATCCTCAACGTAAACTGCATTCTTTGAGCCTAAAGATATTGGGATTTCCCAAGCCCTATCACCATATTTGGTTCCAGACCCTTCGTCACCTCTATAAGCATAAACTGATACTGCACCAAAAATTGTGTCGAAATCGCAATTATAAATTACTCCATGACTCGACCCTTTAATACTAATACCGTGCGGCATAGGGCTTGATTTAAGTGCATAAAATCTCATGTCATGAACAACCCAACCATACGAAAACGAATCTATATCAGATGATTCAACAACGATTGTGGTGTTATCCGTAGAGCTATTCGAAACTGCATTTATATGTGACACACCCCACCCACACTTAGATGTGTCATAAGTTGTAACCTTGAACATGCCAGATCCAGTATATTCAATTTTTGTTTTTGTCTTGCCTGCGCCCATAATTTTTAAATTTTTGTCAGTCCATAATATTTGCTTGCTCCACGTTGCAGTATCTTCGGGAATAATAATAGTATCACCGCTTGAAGCAGTAGCAACGGCGGTACTGCATACCGTGAACTCCGCACTTTCTAATGTATAAGTTGCCCCCCACCCCGCCGCCGCCAGTAACATAAGAATAATTAATATTTTTTTCATTGTCTTTCCTTAGCTGTTTGTAGTGGCCTGCACGTCTGTTTGTGCAGCAGACGGTGATATATATGTTGTGCTATACAAACTGGATACTAATATCGTTAGCACCCAGAAAATCTTTTTCATCTCTTCTCCTTTATGGTAATGCTAAAACTACGCCTGTTGTTCCAGTTGAATCGTCAGCCGCTGTTGCAGCCACACCAATGTAAATAAAGTAATAAAGTGCACCCGCAGTAAGAGTGCCTAAATCAACCTTAGTTCCATTCACACCAACAATAGTTACTGTGCCAGTTGTTTTCACAATAAGACCACGAGGATAACGATTGTTTATTGTTATCTGAGCTGAATCACTGTTAGTGACAAGCACAGGAGACCCAACGATCTCATCCTCATATCTTGCTTTAGCCTGATCAAAACTTCCACCGCTCCATGCTGCCATTATATACCTCCTAAAGTCCGAAGTCTCTTGGATTACCTTCATGCTTAACAACTAAAAAAGTTAGTGCCTGTTTTAATGACACTAACTCCTTTTTCACACCTTCAGCGCCACATTGATTAATGTGCTTTTCAATCTGATCCTCAACGTATCTATACATGCTATCTTGATGCCACACCTTTTCATGCACTTTAATTGCTTCATCGATACTCTTTTGAAATATCTTATTATTTATTAAAGACGAAATAAAATAAGTAATTAATGCAGAAATAATTGTTGTTATTATGATTATTAGCACCTTTTCAAGCATGATAACAAGGCCTTTCTACCTTGAGGTAAAGTGATACACTTTTGCACCTTTATAAGCGAGTTTTGCGAATCAACCACAGGCCACAAAATTTAACCGAT